TAAAACCGTTCAAACCATTGCCGCCTGTGAGGAACTTAAAGCTAAACGAATACTTGTAGTGTGTCCGAACAGCTTAAAGGGAAACTGGGCAGATGAGGTGATGAAATGGGCGCCCAATCAACATGTATCGATACCACGGGGGACCTATGAGGAAAGGGAATGCGCTATTCGGGAGTTCAAATGCGGGTTTTTGGTAGTCAACATCGAAATCACTCGCCGGAATTACGTTAAGCGAGCAGTCGGCGGGCGCACAAAGCACGAACGATCCGATAAGCCCGGTCTAATCGATGCCCTGCTCGGCGTTCAGTGGGACGTAATTATCGTAGATGAAGCCCATAGCATCAAGAACCGAAAATCGGACCAAACCGAGGGCGTTCGACGATTGGCCGCCAAGGTCGAGTACATCTACCTGCTGACCGGCACCCCGATCATGAACCGGGTAGATGAGTTATGGTCGCCTCTACACATACTTTATCCTAAAGAATACCCATCATTTTGGGCATTCGTTAAGGAACATGCAGCCGCCTACCCCGGGCGATTTGGTTGGGTCATCGACGGCAAGCCGAGGCATCCTGACAGGCTACGCCGCGAGATAGCTCCGGTGTTTCTACGTCGGGAGAAGGAGGAGGCATTCCCGGACATGCCGCGTAAAATCTACCAAAAAATGTGGTTGAACCTGGAAGGAGAACAACTACGTATATACCAAGAAATTGAACGGACAGCCATGGCTCAGATAAACGAGGACACTACGATCATTACTCCCGGCATTCTGGCTCAGTTAACCAGGTGCAAGCAAGTGGCCGTATCACCGGGATTGATCGGTGGCGAGCCGGAGGGCGTCAAGCTGGATGCTTTAATGGACATCATTCGCGGGACCGACCAAAAGATGTTGGTATTCTCCCAATTTGCTGAGGCCGTAAAGTTGGTAGCTAAATGGCTGGAAGAGGCGGGCATCGGTCATGTACTCTTTATCGGGGACACCCCGGAAGTGAAGCGGGCCGGCGCCATTCAACGCTTCCAGACTGATCCGGGTATCCGAGTCTTTCTAGCTACCATGCAGGCCGGCGGTGCCGGCATCACCCTATCAGCGGCATCCTTGGTCATTTTTCTGGACAAGCATTGGACGCCGGCGATCAATGAGCAGGCCGTAGACCGAACGCGTCCTCACATGCAAACGCGACCGGTGCAGGTAATCGAGTTGCTTGGCCGGGATACCGTGGACGAGATGGTTGAGGAGGTATTGGCCGGCAAGGCCTCCATTATAGAGGCAGTAATTAACAAAAAAAGGAGTCTAAAATGTTTGAACTGACAGCGCTGGAGAAAATCCGGAGATACACGAAGGTGGAACCGGCGGGACGCAAACTCGGATTTGGCGATACCCTGCGTTACGGCCATAGGAAGCACAGAATGAGTAAGCTCCTAACGGCCATGACCGATGCCGAATGCGAGCGGGTAATTAAGGAAGCTACGGGATTGAGTGCATATATCGCCGAACGGGAGAAAAAAAAGACCGAAACCGGGGATGAGTGCAAGACCGTCCTTAGTCCCGATCCGAAGCCGTGTGAATGCGGTTGCGGCACTATGGCTCATGCCGACCGCAAATTCCGTCCCGGACACGATATGAAGCTCAAATCGGCCCTAAGGAAAGCGGCGGCCGGCGGCGATGCCTCAGCCGAGAAGGAGCTGAGGTCCCGAGGGTGGGCTCTTGAGCGGAATGCTTGACGGATTTCACCATACTATGTTATAATGAGGATTGTCATGGAAACGAAAGAAAAACATGTATCTTGGAGTGAAATATCTACCTGGAGCACCTGCCGAGCAAAATGGCACTGGATGTATGAGGTCGGCATCGTCCCCAAACGCGTTGAGCGGGCCCCCTCAGTAGGGTCTTGCGGCCATACGGCCATCGCCGCCCTACTAAAAGGAGAAGATTGGCAGAGAGCCGTCGGGGGTTGGCTGGAGCAGGAGCTTGCTAAGAGACCGCTTTTCGATGAGGAGCTGGCAGAACGTCAAGCGGTCGTGGACTTAGTCTTGGCCATAATGCCCCGGTACGTAAAGAATTACAAGGATGATTTTGAACCGGTACTGGTTGAACACAAATTCGAAATACCCATTCGTGGAATTAGGAGCCGGTTGCTAGGTTATTGGGATGCCATCGTCCGGGGTAATGACGGCCGCCTGTGGTTGCTGGAGCATAAATTCCCACAGCGGCGCTTTCGCACCGAGGAGGACTTAGAGCTGGATGGGCAGATCGGCGTCTACCAGTATGCGGCGCATCGTCTCGGCTATCCGGTCGTCGGAACGGTCTATAACCAATTATTGGCCCGCTTACCGTCCGAACCTAAGGTTAATAAGGACGGAACCTTATCCAGATCCAAGGTCTATACCGACTGGTTGACGTATAGGAATTTTGCCGTAAAGCAAGGACTGGACCCGGCCGATTACCTGGAAATGGAGGAAAAGCTCTCCGAATTCAAGTTTTTCCAGCGCAATTACATCTATAGGCCGCTGATCGAAATCCGGCTCTTTACCCGCGATATGGAGCGCCGGATCTGGGATATGCGGGGCAGTAAGAGGCACATCTACCGTAGCGAATCCTTTATCGTCTGCGGCCGATGCCCGTACCGGGAGCTATGCCTGGAATCCGTGAAGGGAGGAGACACCGATTATATTATCGCGAATCAATTCGAAGCCAAAAAATCCAAAGAGGAGGAAGAAAATGACGATCAAAACGAACCCCGGGCCGAAACCGTCCCCGAAGCCTAACGGCAACGTGGAAGGAGAGGCCCGCCAGCAGGACCCGCCCCCCATGGCGGTCCCGACCGAATCGGCTGACATACGAATCTACAAGCCGCACATTGAATCCTACAAGTTGAAATTGCTTATCTACGGCCCGCCCGGCGTCGGTAAAACGTCCCTGCTGGCGACGGCTAACTTGCACAAGCTTACGGCGCCCATTTTAATCATCAACGTAGAGGGCGGCATGCTCAGCATTGCCGATTCAAGCGTTCTGGGGCTCAAAGAGACCCCGGACGTGGTGGATCTCAAAGGATTCGATCATCTGGAGAGCATCTTCTGGTACTTAGCCAAAGGAAAGCATCCGTATCGTTCCGTCGGCATTGATTCACTGACTGAACTGCAGATGGTAAACCTAGAGTCCATAGTAAGCAAAATGATGGGGAAAACGGGCAGATCCGGAACGAAGCGGGAAAACCTGGACGATGTTTGGTTGGAGGATTACGGATCAAGCACTCAGCAGCTCCGGCGCGTCGTACGTCAATTCCGTGACCTGCCGATGCATGTCTTCATGACGGCGGCCGAGGCGACATCCCAGGACAAAGATCGCGTTGAGAGTTCGCATCCTATGCTCACGCCGAAACTTCGGGCAGGTGTTCTTGGCTACATGGATGTTGTAGGTTTTCAGTTCGTAGCCGAGGCTGAGAATGAGGAAACGGTCAGGCGATTGCTGTGCCGACCGTTCGGAAAGTGGGTCGCTAAAGACCGTAGCCCGGGCCAAAGACTAGGGCTGATGGTAGAATCGCCTTCAATTCCGAAGCTCATGGATTTAATTCTGGGGGAAAAGGAATAGCCCGTGCCGTACAAAGACCCAGAGAAAAGACGGACTCATTACAGGGCATATTATGCGGCCCATAAAAAAGAAGGAGCGGCCCAGTTTAGGACCTGGAGATTAAAAAGGAAATACGGTTTGACGCCCGAAGCATTTGAGGCCATGCTCCGAGGCCAGGGTGGAAAGTGCGCCTCATGTGGCACGACAGACTGGGGCCATGATGGGCCTTGTGTGGACCATGACCACGCTACCGGCACAGTTCGTGGAATCCTATGCCACGGTTGTAATGCATCAGAGGGTCTTTTAAAGACCCTCGCCCGGGCGCAGGCCCTGGTTAATTATATGGAAAGTAATAAGGAGTAGACATGAAAAATCCGCAAATTCCATTCACGACCACGAAGAAGCCCGCTCCGGAGAGCCCGAAGCCGGCCGAGCCCGTTGGGCTGCCGCAGACCGGCGACGACGAAGAATCGTACGAGGAAGATTTTACCGACATCGGTGGCTTTCCTATGGCGGAGGAGGGCAATCATCATGCTAAGGTCATCGATTTCGAGAAATCCGAGAGTAAGAGCGGCAATCCGCAGTACGTTTGGCAATTTCGGATTACCGCCGGAGAGTCGAAGGACATAGAGATCCGCTATTGGACGTCACTGCTCCCACAGGCCCGCTGGAAGGCAGCCGAAACCCTAGACGCCATCGGCATCGGGGCTGCCGGAAGCATAGCCCGGTTCAGTAAGAGGGATGTCCTGGGCCGGCCCTGCATCATTGAGGTCGTCCACGATACCTATGACGGGAAGCTCAACCACAAGGTGCAGAAGGTTCACCCGCCGGACGAAGACAGCATTGCCTTTGCCAAGGCGCCGGGGGACACCCCGTTTTAATGGGCAATGCGGGCCGGGGATGGCTCCGGCCCGCCCATTCTTACTCTAAAGAGGAACAAGAGATAAATCAACATGCTTGTATCAACCACAGAAGAATGTAAAGATTTCCTCGATAGGTTACGAGTTGGTCCAATGGTTACCGTTTATGATTTAGAAACGACTGGGCTGGATCCATTTGGACGACAGGATAGACTCATCGGCATGGCCGTATTAATTCCGGATATGGCAGACAAGGCCGCAGGAGACTCTTTTTATCTACCATTTAGGCATAAGACTGGCACTAACCTACCCATTAAGGAATTATATCATATGGCCCCGTTTCTGGCCGATCCCGATCGAATCCTAACAGGGTATAATTTAAAGTTCGACATCCATTTCACCGAGGCGGAGCGGATGGTCGTCCACAACCAGCTGGTGGATGTCATGCTGGCCGCCCACCTAGCCAATGAGAACGAGATGAGTTTTGCCCTCAAGCGCCTGGGCACTAAATATATCGACCCCGGAGCATCGCAAGCTGAGAAGAACCTACTGCAGAAACTCAAAGACCGGAACCTGGGCAAGGCCGATATGCGATACCTAACGCCGGAGGAGGTGGCTCCATATGCTGAACAGGACGTCCGGCTGACATGGCAGCTGGCCCAGTTCTACAGACAGGAATTAGATAAGCAGGGCATCCCCTCCCTGTGGCCTGGGGCCGGTCAGTATCTAAAGGCCATCATCGCCATGGAACGACGGGGCGTATTAATCGACTCCGGAGGCTGCGCGCAAAACCTAGCGCATGCCAACGAGCGCCGGGCCGAAATCTACGAGAAGATGAAGACGATGGTGGGCCGGGACTTCAACCCGGATAGCGTCCCACAGCTCCGTAAGATACTGGGACAACAGGAGACCGACAGGAGAGCCCTAACCGCGTGCAAGCACCCGATAGCGCAGCTGTTGATAAAGAGCCGGTCTTGGGGCAAGGCGGCC